TATCAGAAGAATCAACTTTTATTGAACTCGAAGGAAAAGACTTAGAAGGGCTTTCGTCCATAGAAGAAGAAACGGTTCAAGAAGATTTTAAAACAAGTCCTCATGTTGAAAAACAAGCAGAGAGCATAGAAAACGAAGCTGAAAAAAGAGCTAAGTTGGCACAAAACAGAATTGATAAAGCCGTTAAACAGGCCAAAGATTATCAACGCCGAGAACTTCAGGCGCTTCAATATGCCAAACAAATTGCTGAAGAAAACAAAAAACTTAAAAATGAACAAGCACAAATATCTCAAAGTTATGGCGCTGAATTTGGCGCAAGAGTTGAATCTCAACTAGAAGCTTCTAAAATTGCTTTGCAAAAAGCAATGGAGGAAGGCGAAGCTGAAAAGATAGCAGAGGCTCAATCAATATTGGCTACGGCTTCTGCCGATAAAGTGGCTTATGATCAGTATCAAAAACAACTCGAAACATACAATCGAGAAATGGAACAATACAATGCAGAGCAACAAGCGTATATTCAAGAACAAAGAATAAGTGCACAACAGCAGAACCAAAATGCTTCTCAACCTGTTTATCAACAGCCTTCACAAAAAGCACAAAGTTGGGCTAATGATAATACTTGGTTTGGGCAAGACCCAGTTATGACCAATGTTGCAATTGCTGTTCACGAACAATTGGCACAAGAAGGATTTGACACAGAGTCAGAGGACTATTACTCTGAGATTAATAAACGAATGAGGCAAGAATTGCCTAACAAGTTTCAAGATAACGTGGAAGCTGACGGAAAACCCGTCCAAACCGTCGCTTCACCATCACGCAGTAACTCAAATGGGCGCAGGAAAAATCGTAATCAGGTAGAGTTGACACCTAGCGAGCAGCAGTTAGCTAAACGTCTAGGAGTTTCTTTCAAAGATTATGCAGTTCACAAAGCGAGGTTAGATAACTCATGAATGATAAAGTTGAAATCGAAGAAAACGTTGAAATTGACAGAACTTCTCGAAGTTCAGAAACACGCGAGACTCAAGAGGCTAGACGCCCTTGGGAACCGCCATCTCTTTTGAAAACCCCGGAGCCTCCTCCAGGAATGCGATACCGTTGGGTTCGTACCGATGTAAGAGGCCAGGAAGATCGAAAGAATGTCATGCAACGATTTAGAGAAGGATGGGAGCCTGTCAAGCCGGAAGAAATTCCAGAATTTGATGTGCCAACCATTGATCACGGTAAACACGCAGGTGTTGTTGGGATTGGTGGACTCATGCTTTGTAAGATTGATGATTCAATTGCCGAAGAAAGAAATCGGTACTTTGAACAAAAAACAACCAATCAAATGAATGCAGTTGATAATGACCTTATGCGTGAAGAACATCCTGCAATGCCAATTACAAACAATCGGCAATCCAGGGTTACTTTTGGTGGTAACTCTAAGAAGTAATGAAATATAATTACCTTTTAGAGCTACTGAATTTTAATCTCGTGATCGGAGAAGTTAATTATGGCAAATAAAGACGCCGCATTTGGTTTGCGTCCAGCCAAGCATGTTAGCGGTTCACCGTTCAACGGAGGTCAATCTAGATATAGGATTACGACAAGTGCGACAGCTTATACTACGAAGATTTACATGGGTGACATTGTGACTCAAGGGACAGGTGGTACGATTACTCGTATCGCTCGTGCTGATGGTGGAGGCGCTACAAGCGACATCATCATTGGTGTGTTCAATGGTTGTTACTACACAGACCCCACTACAAGTAAACCAACGTGGAGTAATTACTGGCCAGGCAATGCTGCAACTGATGCAGTTGGTTTTATCATTGACGACCCTTACGTCGTTTATGAAGTACAAGCCGATGCCGCTATGCCAGTAGCGGATCTTTGGGGTAATTTCGACATTGTGGATCAATCCACAGTCGGATCAACCCAAAGTGGTCGTTCTAATGTTGAGCTTGATGTGACAACTGGTGCTACTACAGCAACGTTGCCACTAAAAGCAATCGGTATATCTACAGACCCTCAGAATTCCGACGTCGGAAGTGCAAACACCAATGTGCTTTGTTTAATACAGAACCATCTGTATAGACAGGCTCAAGTTGGTCTAGCATAAAGGAGATATAACTAATGGCTATTTCAAGAGCACAGCTCACTAAAGAACTAGAACCTGGTTTAAATGCTCTTTTCGGCATGGAATATTCTCGTTATGAGAATGAACACGAGGAAATTTTTGAAGCTGAAAACTCAGACAGAGCTTTTGAAGAAGAAGTTCTTATTTCAGGTTTCGGAAATGCCCCCGTGAAGCGTGAGGGAGATGGTGTTGAGTTTGACACAGCCTATGAAGGCTTTACTGCTCGTTACACCCATGAAACTATTGCACTTGCATTTGCATTAACAGAAGAAGCTGTAGAGGATAACCTCTATGACAGACTTGGTGCTCGTTATACTAAAGCATTAGCTAGAAGTATGGCACACACTAAGCAAGTCAAAGCTGCTAATGTTTTAAACAATGCATTTAGCTCTAGTTACACGGGTGGAGATGGAGTATCACTGGTAAACAGTGCACATACTCTTGCGGGTGGAGGAACTTACTCAAACACACCTAGTACCCAAGTTGACTTGAACGAAACGTCACTTGAAGATGCGTTAATTACTATTTCAACTTTTGTTGATGATCGTAACTTAACACTAGCACTTCAGGGGATGAAGCTAATTGTGCCGCCACAACTTCAATTCGTAGCAGATCGCTTGCTCGAAACTCCAGGCCGTGTTGGAACAGCTGACAACGATATTAATGCAATCAAAAATATGGGAATGATTCCTGAAGGCTATGCCGTCAATCATTTCCTAACTGATACTGATGCATTTTTTATCTTGACTGACTGCCCAGACGGAATGAAGCATTTCGTGCGAACGCCTATAAGCACAAACATGGAAGGTGATTTTGACACCGGAAATGTTCGCTTTAAGGCTAGAGAGCGATACAGCTTCGGTTGGAGCAACCCTCGTGGCATTTATGGCTCACAAGGCGCTTAACCAGTGAAATGGAACCTCGCCGGGGGTTTCTTACTCAACCCGGCACACTTTTCTAGGGTAAACTTGTCCTACAGACTGACCTAGCAGACAATGCCAAGACGGTAGGACTTATTAAGGAGACTTAATTATGGCAAAATCAACCTTTTCAGGACCAGTTCAATCATTGGCTGGTTTTATTTCGGCAGGAAACGCTAACGTAGTTAGCCTAACTGCTGACACAACAATTACAGTTGCAGCGCATGCTGGTAAAGTATTAATAACAAATGACGCAGACGGTAAATTTACTTTGCCTTCTATTGTCGCAACCGCTCCTGGTGCGGACGATGATCCAAATCAGTTAAATAATTTAGGTGCTACATTTACATTTGTTGTTGTTACAGCCGCAACAGATATGGACATACTAACCGATGGAACAGATAAGTTCGTTGGCGGTCTATATACTGGTGTAGATGATGCAACAGGTAAAACTTTTATTTCTGGCGCAAGCAATGATGTCATTACTATGAATGGAAGCACTAAAGGCGGACTAGCTGGTAGTATTGTAAAATGTACTGCAATGGCTTCTGCTAAGTATGCTGTCGAAGGCATTATTCTTGGATCAGGAACAATAGTTACTCCATTCGCTGACGCATAAGGAGGTGACGCATGGCTAATACAGTCACAGGTCCCACTAATCAGTTTGATGGAGAAAAAACACTTATTGTTTATGCTTCAGTCTTATCAGATGGAAGTGCAAGCAGCACAACATTAGTTGATGTTTCTGCATTAAATGCTGCTCCAGATGGAACCGCTTGTTCTACTGTTACCTTAAAAAAGATTTGGTATACAGTTAGCGGCGCTCCTGATGCACCCGCTTCTTTAGATTGGGATGCAAGCACCGATGTTACTTTTCTGACATTGTCTTATGACAATTCGTTTGATTTTAGTGGCTTTGGCGGTTTAACAAATACAGCAGCATCTGGTTATTCTGGTGATGTACTTTTTGTTATCCCATCGACATCTGATGCCGGGAATGAATACACCGTTTGGTGTGAGTTCACTAAGAACTACTAAGAAGAATGGCTACTTCTGGATCAAGAGATTTTCAGCCTAATGTTGCTGAATGGATCGAAGAAGCCTACGAACGATGTGGGCTGGAAATGCGTACTGCTTATGACGCAAGAACAGCTCGCCGTTCGTTAAATATTCTTTTTGCAGACTGGGCAAACAGAGGACTAAACCAGTGGACAATCAATAATGTCAGTCAGACATTAACCGAAGGCACTGAGTCTTACAGTTTAAACAATTATGTTGCAGATGTTCTTGATGTGGTTTTAAGAAGAACCGAAAGCGGAGTAACCACTGATTATCAAATGAATCAGATAGGTCGATCTGAATATTGGAACATTCCAAACAAAGCAAACAAAGCGAGGCCTACTCAGTATTTTATAGATAAACAAGAGACTCCGAAAATATATCTTTGGCCAGCGCCAGAGAATAGTTCTGATATTATTAAAATGAATCAAATTTTAAGAATTGAAGATGCAGATGCTTCAGTAAATGATGTCCAAGTTCCATTTCGGTTTTATCCATGTTTGGTTGCTGGGCTTGCATATTACATATCTCAAAAAAGAGCGCCAGAAAGAATGGAAGCACTAAAAGCAATGTACGAAGATGAATTTGCCAGGGCATTGGCTCAAGATGAAAGTCGTGCATCGTTGATGGTTAAACCAAACATGCGTTCTTATGGATACTAAAAATGTCTTATGCTTCAGGCAAATACGCATACGGAATTTGTGACCGATGTGGTTTTAAATATCCTTTAGGTGAATTACATAAGGAATGGAACAATTTAAAAACATGCCCTGAATGTTTTGAACCCAAAAGCCCACAATTAGATCCATTACCTCATGTAGCTGATCCACAAGCTTTATATGATCCAAGGCCTGATACAGTTACAGATACTGCTGCGCTTGGAGTAATCACAACAAATACAATTTCAGAGTTTGACTCTAAAGGAGTTTATTTAGGGACTGGAGGAATGACCACTACTGATGATCCTATTGGTACTGAGTTTGAGGGTCTTGAAGCGACTGGAGAAATTGGTACTATAACAGCAGGAGGCTCATAATGGCTTTTACTTATGCAACATTAAAAACAGCTGTCCAGGATTACATGGAAAATGACGAAACGACATTTACAAATAACCTGGATAATTTTATAAAAGTGACCGAAGAAGACATTTTAAAGAATGTTGAACTGAACTATTTTAGAAAAAATGTTACAGGAACAGCCGCTTCTGGAAACGCTTATTTGTCAATGCCCACAGATTTTTTAGCGCCGTTTAGCCTAGCGGTAATTAACTCCAGTGTTTACACTTATCTATTATTAAAACATCCGTCTTTTATTAGAGATTACACTCCCAATGCATCAACCACAGGTGAGCCTGTATATTACGGAGAATTTGATAATGATTCATTTATTTTAGCGCCAACGCCCGATGCAAATTATACATTTGAATTGCATTACTTTTATAGACCTACTTCTTTAACGGCGGGGGCTTCAGATGGAACCACTTATTTATCAACCAATGCACCCAATGTTTTATTGTCAGGATCTTTGTTGCAGGCCGCTTTGTTTATGAAATTAGATCAAACAGAAATTGGGACCTACAAACAAAATTATGACAAAGAAATGATGCAGTTTAAAATATGGGCAGAGGGAAAGAACACCAAAGAGGAAATGAGATATGACAAGACCAGGGCGGTTCGATGATTAAAGACTTGAAGGGAAAGAATATTGCAATTGTAGCAATGGGAAAAAGCCAACTTGATTATCACATGTCGATTAGTCACAGCAAGGAATACGACGAGGTCTGGGCGATTAATTCCATGTGTGCGGTTGTCAAGTGTGACCGCGTGTTTATGATGGATCCTGCTTCTCGTTTCTTTGATACGTTCGATTCTGGACCTCAAACGAAGGTAATGAGAAGAACACTTTCCAAATTAGACATCCCAATATATTCTTGTGAGTTTGATAGCAGAGTCCCGGCCATTGAATTATTTCCTTTAGATGAGGTGGTCGAAAAAATGGGTTGCGGATATCTTAATAACACGATTGCCTATGCAATTGCATTTGCTGCTTACAATGAAGTTGGAAAAATTAATATGTATGGCGCAGATTTTAGTTACAGTACCAATGTTCATTTTGGAGAAATGGGCAGAGGATGTTGCGAATTTTGGTTATCTAAATGCATGAACAAAGGAATTGATGTTTCTATTGCAGCTACATCTTCTTTGTTGGATACAAATGTTCCAGAAAAAGAAAAATTATATGGGTATCACAGATTAGAAAATCCGCCAGTAACGTATATGGAAAATGGAAATTTAAAAACAACACAATTTTCCAATGTTGAAAAAGAAAATAAGAAACCAATTGGTGTATCTGGAAGAAAAGACTACATGAAAGTTGAAAAGACCAATGGTCTAACGCCTCCAGAACCAATTAATTATTAAGGAGTATAAAATGCCGGGTGCAACAGAAAGAAAAAGATATATGAGAGGTGAAACTCATACTTCTAGAGGAGATTACGATATGAAAAAAAAGAAATCTTCAAAAAAAAATAAAAAAAGCA